GTTGGTTTGGGTGCTGAAGCATTTCCCCGGGTGGCCGGGATAAGGAGGCGACATGAAACAACCGCGAACGTGCCGGGAGTCGATTGACATTTTGCAAGGCGGCACTGGCGAAGGAGGCGAAATGACCGACTGGCTTGACGATGCATACCGCGAGGCGGAGAGAGATCAGATTTGCGGCGTGGAGGCGTTCAAGGCGCTGCTGCGGGAGAAACATGAGGACGCCATAGACGGGTGCGAGTACAAGGACCAACTGCTTGAGGCCATCCGTGTCGCTGGTGATGCGCTCGGTACCGCGCCAGAGCTGCGAAGCGTGGATTGCGTGACGGCGCTTGCGAAGTGGTGTGAGCAACTGAGGGACGAGCTTTCCGAGCTGCGGGAGACTTATATCCACGTGGCGCTTTTGCTCCAGCATGAGCCAGTGGATGTCAAGGCGGCGTTGGAACTACTGAAAGGCTTTGGCGTCGGAAAGGAGCCGAGCGATGTCTGACTGGATCGACGATGCAGTACCAACCACAGAGTCCTGGGTTTTTCTTACGATAGATGAACTCAAGGATGCTCTCCGCGCCGCGCACGCCGAGCACTGTGAGCACAAGGCCGAGCTTGCCAGTCTCCGCGCCCTGCCGCTGCTAGACGAGGAGATGGCACAGAGGATAGCGGATGAGACACGACGGTGCTACCTCGTCCAGCCGCTTGCTGGTGGTGATCCTATCAAGGAGGTTTTGCCGTTAACTATTTTGCGCGTGGCCGACGAGGCCGGAAAGGAGAAGACATGCCGAGCGAGGGAATAACCAGTCTCGTTTACAAGCTCACCAACGTCGCGTTCGAGGCGGCGCACGCCGAAGGACTCAAGCCGTGGGTGCGGGTAGCGCGTGACGAGCTGCTCGCCGCTATCGACAAGCTCGAGCAACGCGTCGCCGAACTCGCGCGCCAGCTCGCGCAGGAGGAGGCCGCCTCAAAGCTCTGGCAGGAAAAGACGCTGGAGGGATTGGTGCAGGAAGAGTGCAAGCCAATGCAGACCATGGCGCAAGAATTTTACGAACTCAAGGCGCGTGTCGCCAAGCTGGAACAGGAAATGTCCCTGCGTCTTCCCGGTTGAACGAAAAACGAAAGGAGTCTCACATGAAGCGTTTACTTCTGTCCCTCGTGATCCTGGCCTGCGTCTCTTGCGGCTCGCCTACCAAGACGAGCCTCGAGGCCATGAAGGCACACTGGACGGCGCTCGAGCCGTACACGCTCGAAGGTATCAAGGTGGCGCCGGACCTTTCCCAAGAAGCCAAGGACGAACTCGCACACGAGTGCGGTCGATTCATGGCGCTGATTGAAGAGGAGCTCAAGTACGCAGAATGAGTACCCTACTGAAAGAACTCGAGCAGGAATGCGGCAGTGCAGTTTCTGAAGTCTTCAAGGAGCTGTTCGATAGTGGGCACAAGGATATCGCGCCAGAAGCAGAGCATATCGCACAGGGCATATTGCGCTTGGCTAAGACCCCGATCACTGGCAAGGGCAAAAGCGCACAGGTCATCTCGGATAGCCTCCAGCGCCAACTCTACAACCTCAAGGCAATCTGCAAAAGGCGTGGGTATCAGGCAGTTCTCGAGCTCGTGATCAAGATCGCGAGTATCGTGGTGTCGGTTCTTCTCAAAAGGTTAGGAGTCTAACATGAATGCTCTTCTGGATTTCTTCGGCGGACGCAAGTGTGGACTGGTACTCTTCGGAATGGTGGCTGCCGTGGTTGTTGGCCTCGCGCTCAAGCTCGATGGCACGCAGATCCTCGACGCGATCAAGTGGCTGGTCGGCATCGGCGCAGGCTCGATCGCAGTCGAGGACGGGCTCAAGGGGATAGGAGGGACAAAGGGGACGACGCCGACAGCGCCAACAACGTAGACCATGCGAGTGTATCCACAAGATTGTTGTTACAATGAATCCTGTATGGTTGGCGAACTGTGGGCCGCGCCCTGGATCGCCAACCATATGAATCTCATATCACGGGTCCTGGTACAGGCCCCACCGTGCGCAGTGTCGCGCCCAGCCGGCTGGACGCACTTTTTCACGGCCAACCCAAGGACACAGCGCCTAACATGAAGCGAAAACATAAGTTACCACCCGACCCAGCCTGGGCACGCAGCAAGGCCGCCTTAGCCTCCCGCCTCAGCGTGGCTCGTAGCACGGTTGCTGAGTGGGCTGGCAGGGCCGGCTTCCCGGCCAAGGGTCCGCATGGCTGGAACATCGACGAGGTGAAGGCCTGGCGGGGTGCCACCGTGCTTCCGCAGGGTCCCCGGCAGAAGGGAGAGTCCGAGGAGGGCGTCCGCGCCGAACTCCTGCGAGCCCAGGCGGACGAGCGCCGTGCCAAGGCGGACCTGGCCGACCTCCGGCTCAAGATCGAGCGCGGGGAGTATGCTACTCTGGCAGAGATCCGGGAGTGGGATACGTCCCGAGCCAGCGTCGTGAAGCGGGGACTCCTCAGCTTCTCGCGGTCCCTTCCGTCGGCCCTGATCGGCCTCAACGAGAAGGAAATGGCGGTCCTGATCGAGCAGCGCGTCCGGGAACTCCTGGAGCGTTTCGGGCGGTTCAACAAGAAGGAGCTGCAAGCTGAGTCTACATCGAGCACTTGACCGTCTCTGGCGCAAGGCGATCTGGGCGCCGCCCCCGCGGTTGACGATCGACGAGTGGGCGGAGAGGACGGTAGTCCTGCCGCGGGCGGTGGCATCGATGCCTGGTCCAATTTCTTTGGACCGGACGCCGTACCTCCGGGAGATCCTCCGAGCCGCGACCGACCCAGACGTGGAAGAAATTACGATCATGAGTTCTACTCAGGTCGGGAAGAGTACCTGCGAAGCGATGCCGCTTCTCTTCCACGTAGACCAGGACCCGTGGCCATGCCTTTACGTAGGGCCGAAAGAGGAATCGATCGAGAGCTTCAACAGGGACACGCTGCAGAAGATCATCCATGAATCCCCAGGCCTTCGGCGGCATCTGACCGGGGCCGCACACGACATGACATCGGAGGCAATCAGGCTTAACGGCACATCGATCCACTTTGCTTCGGCAAACTCGCCAGCGAGTCTTGGCCAGCGCGCAATCTGCGTTTTGGTGCTGGACGAGTGCGACAAATATCCTCCCTTCTCTGGGAGGGAGGCCGACCCGATCGCGCTCGCGCGGGAGCGCACGCGCACCTTCCTCTTCCGGAAGATCATGAAGGTGAGTACGCCGACAACCAAACAGGGGTACATCTACCAGGAATTTATGGCCGGGGACCGCCGGCGCTACTGGGTGCCTTGCCCGCATTGCGGGGCCTACCAGGTCCTCGTCATGGGTGGCCGGGAACCCGGGGGTCCAGGGATCCACTGGCCGGCGGAGATCCGCGACCCAGAGCGCATCATTGATGAGACGGCTGCATGGTATGAGTGTGGCGAGTGCCACCAGCGGATCAGCGACCAGGCAAAGCCGGTCATGTTGCGCCGCGGTCGGTGGGTGCCGGAGGCCCAGCACATCCTTCCGGACGGCAGCCTTGAGGGCGAGGCGCCGTCCCGCCGCCGGCTGAGTTACCATCTCTGGGCCGGATATTCTCCTTGGCTGACTTGGAGCATGATTGCGGCGCAGTTCCTTCGGAGCGAAGGCAACCCGAAGGACTTAATGAATTTTCGCAATTCTTGGGAGGGCCGGGTCTGGGAGCAAACCATAGCGCCAATAACGGCAGCGAATGTCCGGGCGAGGGAGATCGACTATCAGCCCGGCACGATCCCGCGGGCGGCTCGGGTGATGACGGCTGGCGTGGATGTTCAACACGATTGCCTGTGGTACGTGATCCGCGCGTGGGGGGCCTACGGTACGAGTTGGCAAATTCGGTGCGGCCGTGTAGAGGATTTCACCGCGCTTTCTATGGTTCTCTTTCTTAGCAAGTATCTTCTGGTGGGCACGGAGGACACAATTCCGCTCGAGCGCGTCCTGATTGACAGTGGGTATCGCACGGAGGAAGTGTACGACTACTGCGAGCGCACAGGGTGCTTCCCTTGCAAGGGAGACAAGCGTGGAGAACGAGCATTCACGACGAGCGAGATAACCAGGGCCAATGGCCACAAAATCACTCTCGTGCTGATCAACGTGGGGTACTACAAGGACAAGCTCCGGCGGTTGATGGGCACGCCGGACGGGGAACCCGGGGCCTGGCACTTACCAGCCGGCACAGCCGAGGAATACTATCAGCACATGGTGTCAGAGCAGAAAATACGTGTCCACAACAAGAGGACAGGCCAGGTGGACTACGAATGGAAGGTTCTTGTTTCCGGGGCTCCCAATCACCTGTTCGATGGCGAGGTCTACGACCTTGTGGCCGCGGAGACCGTAGACGTCGAGCATCGTTTTGTTATCCCGGCAGGTGAAATCCAGACACGGGTCATCACGCCACCCGAGGCGATCATCCAGCCACCTGCAGCGCCCCGCAGAGTCACGCAACGTCCTAGATTCCAGAGGTTCCGCAAGCACTATTTTTCGAGGTAACCCAAAGCCATGAAAAAGCCTTCAAATCGCATGGAAAACCCTTCTTTTCCACAGGAAGCACTACTCAACCGCGAGGAAGCTCCTTTGAAAACAGAGAAAAACCAGGTTTCTCCGCGTGGTGTCGAGTGCTATTGGTGCCATACCATAGCGCTGCACAAGGTCCGAAAGACGTACCCGGCCCCAGGGAGGCCCGGATGCGTTTGCAGGAAGCGATTCTGCGCGCATTGCTTCAAGGAATTTACGAGTACAGAGAAGGCGATTTCGCCCTAAAAGGACATATGTGTCCAAATCTGGGCAAAACCCGGTTTTTCCTTCTTGCCTTCTGATGCACAGACGGCAAACTCGGGGTGACATACGCGACATTCGCAAAACGCGGGTGTCTGCAACACATTTGGGAGCCGCCCCCTTGCAGGGCGGGTTTGAGTGGCGACTCACGCCGAAATCCTCGCAAAGCTCCTCACCGCGCTTGATACCAGGATCGCGGGCGGCCTGGTAGAAGCCTACACCACCCCGAACGGTCTCAACGTCCAGTTGGCCGACCTGACTGATCTCCTGTCAGCCATTCGGGACGAAGAAGGACAGGCCCAACGGGAGGGCAAGTCTGCGTGCCACCTCACAGATCTGAGGGGGCGCTGATGGACCTCGGCAACACCATCGATCGCGCGATCCGCCCTCTCTTCCCCGGCTGGGCCCGCCGGCGCATGATCGCTCGAGCGCAGGCGCATCTCCTTGAGCGCGCGCTTCAAAAGCGCACGACGGCCGGAGGGATTCCGGATCGGTTTGGCGTCAAGAGGGCCTATTCCCTGCAGGGCCCGCAGGACAAGACTCGGACTGACCTCGCGGCGACACGGTCGCAGGCGCGGGACCTCTACCGTCACAATCCATACGGCCGCGGGATCGCGAACACTATCACGGCCAATCTGATATCTACAGGGATCAAGCCCCAGGGGCGCGTGGTCCTGCCTAAACTCGGTAAACCTGACGAGAAGTTCAACGACGCCGCGGAGGAGCTCTGGAAGTCCTGGTCAGATGGCTGCGACCCTACGGGGAAGGAGAGCTTCTACGAGCAACAGTCACTCCTTCAGCATGAGGACACCATTTGCGGCGAGGTCCTTCTGGTCTTCAGCGAGGCTCGGGATGGTCGCGGGATACCGCTTGCCACGGAGGTGATTCCCAGCGAACGCCTTTCGATGAAGGACGAGTGGTCGCGTCCGGGGGAGGCGTCCCCGACCGGGAAGAAAATCATTCAGGGCGTGCAGTTCAACACCTGGGGCGGGATCGATGGGTATCACATCTACCCGAACCATCCTTCCGAGGGCCTCTGGGGTTATGACGCGGAGGTCTTCGTCCCGGCAAACCGGGTGATCCACTTCTACAACAAGCTCGAGCCCGGGAGCGTGCGGGGGCTTACCAGGTTCCTGCCTGTCGCCGGCGCACTTGAAGGCTTCATGCAGTACCTGGACTATCTGCTGATCAAAGAGCGGATCGCGAGTGCCTTCGCGTTGGCGTTCATCAAGAACTCCGGTTTCGGCCTTCCTTCCCCGGTACAGCCAACCGACGACTCCTTTCTTACGGACGACGAGGGCAACGAACTCGACATCATCGAAGGCGGGATCATCGCGCACCTGCGAAACGGTGAGGATATCAAGGGGATCCAGAGCGGGGTGCAGGCCGCCGCTGTAAATCTTCTCACAGAGGTATTCCTGCGTGTGATCGCGCGCGGCATGGATCTCAGTTACGAAATCGTGGCGCGCGACCTGTCCAACGTCACCTATCTCTCGGCGAGACAGGGAGAGAACCAGGACCGCCGGCACTGGGAGCCGCAGCAAGAGCGCATGAACAAGCGCGTCAACATCCCTGTTTGGCGCCAGGTCCTGCAGATGGGCTACATGCTGGGCAAGCTTCCCACGCGCGCGGAACTCCAGCCGCGGCACTTGGAAGTCGAATTCGTTCGTCCCGGATGGGATTGGATCGATCCGTCGAAGGACGTTGAGAGCGATATCAGCGCGATCTCAGCGGGGATTCGCAGTCCGATCGAGAGCGTGATCAAGCGTGGTGGGGATCCATACAAAATTCTTCGGGACTGTGCGCAGTGGAAGGACTGGCTCAAGGAACTCGGCATGGAGCTTCCGGTCATCGAGCAGAAGCCGAAGGCCACTGAGGCTCCGAAACCAAAGGCAGCATCAGATGAAGACAAGGGCAAGAAAGCAAAGTCAGCGGAAGCTGCCTGATCCCGGGCAGACCCTCTTTCGTGACGCGACCTTCGAGCGTGAGGCAATTGACGAGAAGTCCCGCAAGGTTGCGGTGTCCTTCTCGAGCGAGACGGACACAATTCGTTTCTTCGGGACTCCGCAGATCCTGCTGCACGAGAAGGGCGCCGTTGATCTCTCAAGGCTCAACAGTGTCCTGCTGAACCACAACCCCGACCACGTTCTGGGCCGTGCGGAGGAGGTGAAGCTTGACCTGAAGGAGCGCAAAGGCCGCGCCGCGATCGTCTTCGACGACGACGAGGAGTCGCAGCGGATCTTCAAGAAGGTCCAAGGCGGATCGATCCGGGGCGTGAGCGTCGGCTTTCGCGTGGACCGTTGGCAAATGCTGGACGAAGGCGACTCGTGGACTTCGCCGGATGGCCGGACGTTTCAGGGGCCGAAGGACATCGCCACGTCGTGGCGAGCGAGTGAATTTTCAGTCACGCCAATTCCGGCGGATTCGACCGTCGGCGTTGGCAGAACAACCGGGCAAGAAGAGCCCATGACACAGGAGTACGACACCATGGATCCGAAACTTCGAGCAGCGCTCGAAAAGCGTGGGCTCCCGCAAGAAGCCACCGAGGAAGAGGCGCAGGCCTTCATGCTTCGCATGGCCGAAGAGCCCGAGGCGGACAAGTGCAAGGGGGGCAAGAAGGGCAAGGGCAAGGGCCGCATCGAGGACGCGGAAGGGCGTTCCGAGGACGAAGGCGACGACCCCGGAGCCGCCATCCCGATCAAGGCGCGGGAGGAAGCTCCCGAGAAATCTGAGGCGGAACTCCGTGCCGAGCGGCGCGAGCGTGAGCGCGCGCGAGACGTCCGGAACGCCTGCAATGCCTTCCCGGAAACCCGTTCTCTCGCGGCCCAGGCCGAGGACGAGGGCTGGTCGATCGAGCAAACCCGCAAGGCCTGCCTCGAGGAGCTCGCGAAGCAGCGGCCGGTCCTGCATGCGGAGCACCGCGTGGAGTTCGGCGAGGACGAGCGCGACAAGGTCAACCGCGCTGCGGAGAACTGGCTGCTCCTGCGGACGTCCCGCCGGGCGTTGGTTCCCGAGAAGGAGGTGATCGCGGCTCGTGACGTCGAGGCCGTCACTCTTCTGGATCTCGCGCGATTCTGCTGCCGCCGGGGTGGGATCATCACGAAGGGGCTCACCGTGGACGGGCTTATCGCAGCCGCGATCGGCGGCATCAGCACCCGCGCCTTCTCCCATGGCACGAGCGATTTCCCGCTCATCACGGCGAACGTCGCGAACAAGGCCCTGCAGAAGGCGTATGAGGAGTCTCCCGCAACCTGGAAGCCTCTCGTGCGCACCGCGACCGCGGGCGACTTCAAGGTGGTCACGCGCGATCGACTCGGCGACTCCGGGTCCCTCGTGGAGACGCCCCCTCTGGCGCCGATGGCCGAAGGATCCTTCGCCGAGAACGCGGAGAGCTACGCGATCCTGACCTACACGAAGCGGTTCGGGATTTCGCGCCAGGCGATCATCAACGACGATCTCAGCGCCTTCGATCGGATCCCCGGTCTGATGGGCGCCGCGGCGCGTCGGCTGATCGCGGACCTCTTCTACACCTTGCTGGGTTCCCAGAGTGGCGAAGGCCCGGCCATGGTCGAGGGGACGAAAAACCTCTTCTCGACGACTCACGCCTCGGGCGCGAACTACACGGCCGGCGTCTTGGCGCTCGACATCGCGGGCCTCGGCACGGCGAAGAAGCTCATGCGGCTCCAGAAGGGCATGGTCGCCACCGATGAGACGGCCCCTGTGCTGAACATCACGCCGAATTATCTCGTTGTCCCGGCCGCACTTGAGGTCTCTGCCGAGCAGGTCACGACCCAGATCACGCCGGCCCTGGTGGCGAGCGTGCCTCCGGCGTGGATCCGCTCTCTCAACGTGATCGTCGAGCCGCGGCTCGATGCGCTCACCAACGGAACCACGGCCTGGTACCTCGTGGCCGCGCCGTCCCAGATCGAGGGCGCCGAAGTGGCGTTCCTTAACGGCAAGGAAGAGCCCACCATGATTCGTGTCGAGGGTACGAACATCCTCGGCATCGAGTGGGGCGTCTACCTCGACGTCGGCTGCAAGTTCCTCGAACACCGCGGCTGGTACCGCACGAAGGGTGCGTGATCTCTCCTTTGGTGTTGGGGCTGGCTGACATATGCCAGCCCCGGCGCCTTACCTTGAAGCATGAAACAACAGGAGTTTTGAAACATGGCGACGAACGTGAAAAGGACTCGCGAGGAGGGGACGATTTGCGTCACCAACGTCGCGACTGCGAAGGCCGCCGGGAAACTGATCGTTGTTGGGGAGCTTGTATGCTGCCACAAGAACGACCAGGTTCTCAGCGCCACCAACTGTCCAGTCTGGGTCGACGGTGTCGAAGTGCTCTATGCGAAGCTGACGACCGACCTCGTGACGGAAGGCTTGAAGCTTTACTTCGACGTCTCGAACGACAGGCTCACCACGACCGCGTCTACGCACAAGCAGGCGGGCGTGGCCGCCGCCGCTGCGGCGACCACAGCAACCACCTGCAGGGTGCATCTCGGCCTCACGCGGTAAACAGGAGGACCAATGGCTGCAAATGTCAAACGAGAACGTGAGGACGGCACCATTCTGGTGACGAACGTCGGCACGGCCAAGGCCGCCGGGAAGCTCATTGTGGTTGGCGAACTGGTCTGCATGCACAAGAACGACCAGGCCATCAGCGCGACGAACTGTCCGGTCTTCGTGAAGGATGTTGAGATCCTTTACGCGAAGCTCGAAACCGACGTGGCCACAGAGGGGTGCAAGCTCTACTACGACGACACCAACGACTACCTGACGGTCACCGTGGGCACGGACCCGGTCCTGAAGTACGCGGGGATCGCCGCGGCTGCAGCCGGGAGCACGGCCACGACCTGTCGGTGCCATCTCGGTCTCAAACGATAACGCGTCTTCCTGAAGGCGAGCGCGGGCAACAACTCAGACAGACACCGCGGGCCCGCGCTCGCCGCCGCCTTGAGGTGAAGAGTGCTGGCAACGGATCAAATGAAGGCTTGCGAGGCATTTGTTGCGGCTCATGCCGGAGAGGCGGTGGAGTACCAGGCCTATCCGTCTGGATCATGGCAGGCGATCACGGTGCCGGTAGATCGCCAGCCGGTGGATGCTTTTGGTGCCGGTCTACGCGGTCGGATTCATGTGCTGCTCCCAAAGTCGCTCGTGGCCAGCGTGACTCTGAAGCAAGACAAGATTCGGCTGGCACCGGTGACAGTCGGAAGTGAGCAGGCAACGTACACGGTGAACGAAATCCTGCCGTCGGGGAATCAACCAGGGCATTTTTGGGTGGAGTGCGTCGGGTGAGCGTGTCACTTGAAATCAAAGGTGCGACCGAAGTTCAGGCAGTAATGTCCGCCTTCCCTGGCGCGTTGGCGCAAGGAATGCAGGGCGCCTTGAATCGTGCGCTCCAGCGGTACCGCACGCACCACGCGCAGCAGCGGCTCCAGAAGCCGCCTCCGCCGGTCTGGAAAGGCCGGTCTGGTCCCGAGGGTGTCCACGCTACGCGCAAGCGCGGCATGGGCCTCCTGGGCGCCTGGCGGGTGGACGTCCATGGGAAGACGCTCATGGGTATGTACGGGAAGCTCTGGACGCGGAACATGATCGCCAAGGAGCACGAGACAGGCCAGGCGATCCCGTCCGGGTGGGCTCCACTCCCTCCCGCGCGTGACCGCCTGGGGCGCACGATCAAGAAGTACGCGGCTTTGCGACAGGCGAGGAAGCTGATTGTCGTCAAGCGCAGGGACGGGAAGAAGTTCCTGGTCATGGAAAACAAGGCCTGGAAGCGCCACCGTGGGCAGGCGCGCAGGCAAGGATTCACACTTCGGGCGCACGAGGGCCAGAGGTACACCTTTCTTTTCCACCAGATCAAGCGGGCACTCTTCAGGGCACGCCTTGACTTCCATGCTCTTTTCCCGACCTGGCTCACGCAGGAAGGACGCGGGATCTTCTTTAAGGCGCTCACTGGAGCCACGAAAGCGGCCGAGCGGCGCCTGGGAGGTCCCTCATGAGCGGTCGGCTCGAGACCCTGGTGGCAGCCGTGAAGACCCGCCTGGAAGGGATCAACGGGTCGCCGAGCTACACCTACACCGTCCTGAAAGTCGAGCGGTGGAAGCACGAATATGACGGCCAGGAGGAGCTCGTCAACTCGATCGGGAGCCTCCCGGCGATCCTGATACAGACACAGGGCGGGGAGCCGACGGACGAGACGATTGGCTCTGCGGATCTTGTGGACGAGACCGTTCGCATCGACCTGCAGTTCTTCCTGGAGCTCTCCGCGAACGACTCAGACAAGCTCAACGCTCTTGCGGATCTGAAGAAGGCTCTCTTTGCGAGCTTTGACGGCTATGGCGTGGGTGCAACCCGGCCGCGGCTTGCCTGGCAAATGGTGGACTTAGAAACCGGACTGTCCCTCGACGGTCTCCGCGCAACTTTGACCTGCAGCTACCAACACGACTTAGGAGACCCGGCCACGCGCACGGGATGATGACCCATGGCAGACCACTTTTTGATCCGTGATCAGCAACTTGCCGCCAAGCTCGAGGCCTCTCCCGGCGTGGCCGAGACGCTCACCTACAGCGAAGTCAAGCTGAAGCCATTCCAGTCGGACACGCCGTTCACGCCGGACTATCCTCGGTTCGCGAACGACGAGGTGGCCGAGGACATCGGCGAGGCGGCCGACTTCGTCGGAGGGAAGAAAGGCGCGATCCAGGTTGGCCTGCTCCTCAAGAACTCCGGCACCGTGGGCACTCCGCCGGCGATCGGGACCTTCCTGCGCGCATGCGGGCTCAAGGAGCAGATCGTCCATGCGATCACGATCGGTGCGATCTCTCCAGGATCAGCCTTTGTGGCAGGCGCCACCTACAGCGCCACCGGCGGGAAGACCGGGATCGTTGAGACGACCAGGACCGGGGCCGGGACGCTGCGGTACATCGTCACCTCCGGTGGGGCTCTGGCTGCGTCCGACGTCGTCACGGTCGGCGCGGACTCTGCGACGGCTTCTGGTACGGACGCGCTCTATGGCGTGAAGTACACGCCGCGGTCTACGGGACACGAAACCATGACCTTGCAGCGTGGGGAGAAAAACGACGCGGGGACCGCCAGTCACGACTACCTCTACCGTCTGGCCGGGGCGCTCGGAAACGGTGCGATCAACCTCGCGGCTCTGGACGCTGGCCGATTCAAGGGAGACTACCAAGGGGTGATCTCGTTCCTGGGAGACGGCGCGTTCCTGTCTGGCTACACCTACGAGAGCACGACTCCGCCGGTCTGGAACAACTCAACCGTGCAGCTCAACGCGGTGGCCATTCAGGTGTCAGAGTTCGGGCTCGACTTCGGAAACGAAGTGGCGCTCGAGCCGGACCCGACCACGGTAGGTGGCACCGACGGGTTCGACTACGCCAGGATCATGAAGAGAACCCCGATCATCACGCTCAACCCGTACAGGCTCAAGACCTCCGAACTGGACGACCTCGGCCTCCACGGGTCGGGAGCAACCATGGCTTTCACGCTTTCCTACGGCACGACTCCGCAGTTGATCGAGATCACCGCCGGCGCCTGCCAGCTCCGCGGGTGGTCCCCGGCCGACCGAGCCGGACGGCGGGTCGCGAGCCTGTCCCTCAACGTCGTGCGTGGCACGCTCATGGACGACGATTTCTCAATCATGTTCCGCTGAAAAGGAGAGAGTTTCATGGCGATCGCAGTCACCGAAAAGGAGTTCGAATACGTCCTGGAGGCCGATCGGGACCTCCCCGCAGAACAGCAGACGACCTGGATCCTCAAGGTCCTCAATTGGGACGAAAACCGGCAGCTCGAGAAGAGCGAATGGAAGCCGCCGACCCGCCGCGGAGCCCAGGCGGTCATGGTGACGGACCCCAAGGCGATCCAGCGGCGCGCGCTCGACCTCGGACTCCTCGGGTGGCGGAACTTCAAGAGCAGAGACGGAACGGCCGTCGAGTTCAGGCGGGACGGCGGGAAGGTACCCGGGGAGGTCCTCGACATGATCGCTCCTTATGCGGCGGAGTTGGCGAATGCGATCGCCGACCGAGCGATCCAGACGCCTGAAGACGTAAAAAACTGATGATCGCGGTGGTCGTTGCGCACCGTCGGTCGTTCGACGGTCCGCGACTGCCGCACAACTGCAAGACCTGCCGAAGTCGCGAAGGCCGGACAAAAAGAAAGGAGTGGGGTTGTGACCGCAAGAGCCAAGGCGAAGAACCACAATTCACGATCCCATGTCCAGTCTGCCTCGGCGCCGGGTGCCGGGAGTGCAAGGACGGCCAGCAGGGTATCCGGCGGTGTCCACTGGCGATTGTGGACGCTGGAGCCGTGGAGGCGCGGCTGCTCCACCGGGCCTATCCGCAGGCACTGCCGTTTGCCGGAGGTCTCTATGACCAGCCGGCGGTCTACGTCCAGGCCATGCGGACCCTCGATCGTGCGGAGGCTCTCATGCAGGAAATAGAGCAAGAAGAGCAGCAACAGTCGCGCGTGGAGAGGAGGCCTGATGGCCGGGGGAAGTGAAGAACTCTCCATCATCGTGCGCATGCGCGATTTCGCTACCAGGCAGTTTCAGACCCTGGGCGGGACGATCGGCAAGTGGGCGCAGGCAGGAATCCAGAAGGTCGGCCAGTTCGCGAAGAACCTCCTGAGCTTCCACGGGATCCTCGGCATGATCGGGACGGCCTGGGGAGCCATGCGGCTCGTGGACCATATCGCCGAGGTGGAGGATATCGGCCTTGCATTCGAGAGCCTCACCAAGAAGGTTGGAGGCTCAGAGGCGATCCTGAACGTGCTCCGGACGGCGACCCGGGGGACTGTCAGCGACTTCAAGCTCATGGAGACGGCGAATAAGGCCATTCTCCTCGGTGTCGGGGACAGCGCGGAGCAGTTCGAGATGCTGGCCACGTTGGCGCGGCGGCTCGGCCGCGCCGTGGGTCGTGACACCGTGGACGCATTCAACGACCTGACCATGGGTATCGGTCGGCAGTCAAGGCTCATTCTCGACAACCTCGGCCTGATCGTGAAGGTCGAGGAGGCCAACGAGGCCTACGCCGCCGCGCTCGGGGTGACTGTGAGCAGCCTCACGGAGGCGCAGAAGAAGCAATCTTTCATGAACGCCACCATGGAAGCCGCGCGGGTGAAGGTCGGCGAGCTCGGCGAGGACACATGGACGATGTCGGACGCCTTGGGCGCGCTGAAGGCATTTCTCGGAAACCTTGGGAATGAGATTCTCAGGGAGACACTTCCGGCACTGACTGAACTGTTCAATGGTCTGCGCAAGGGGCTGACTGGTAACCGTCCGGCGATCATGAACTTTGCAGCAGATGTAGTTGAGGGCTTTGCTCAAATTGCGATTGCCGCAGGGCCAGCAGTAGACAGCTTGAAGAGCGTCCTGGAAGGCCTGATGAAAATTCCTGCGCAGGCTGGAAAGGCTGTTGATGCTTACAACAAATATTATGACTGGTGGAGCAGGTTCTGGGGCAAGGCAAAGACGGAACCTCAAGAGGTTGCATCCGCCGCTGAGAAATCAACCAAGGCTATAGGTGAAGCTTTATTTGATCTCTCACAAAAGATCCGCGTTGCTGGGGCAGAGATTGACGAGGAGACCGCAAAGATCGCGGAGTTTGTCGGACCAAAGCGGTTTTCCTACCAACAGATCGACCTTGGAGGGCGTCGTATAGCTGCGCTGCGAGAAGAGGTTACTGCCTACGTCGCTCTGTCCAAGGAAATGGACCGCGTGCAGCAGATCCGCGCCAAGTTCGATTTCGCTCCGCCGCTGATCGAGGCTCCGAAGGGGGACGTTTACAAGTACCGCAACATGTTCTCCTGGATGAAGGAAGCCAACGATGAAATGGATCGCATGCATGAGCTTCTGCATGCAAACGCCGGCGCTGGCAAGGCCTTCACGGAGCTCCAACGCCGATCCACGGAGTGGGGGAAGGCCACGTACGAGGCCGTCATGGAGGCCTCCAGCGCGATCAGCTACAACCTCGTCGACGCCGTCATGGCGATCGGAGAGAACTTCAAGGACGCCGGTAGGCTTGCGCGGGAGTTCGCTGCTCAACTGCTGAAGGACCTGGCGAGGATCATGCTGCAGCTCACCCTGATGCAGGCGGTGCAGGCCGGCATGGGTGCGCTCGGCGGGCTGTTCGGCCTGGGCGGCGGCGAGATGATACCGTTCAAGTTCCGGCAGCATGGCGGCTACGTCCCGCGGCGAGAACTCGCCGTTGTCGGAGAGGCTGGACCGGAGATCGTGGAGCTCCCCGGCGGGTCCCGCGTCCACCCGAACTCTGCTCTCGGCGGGAGCACCGTGAACGTCGTGATCCACAACCACAACCCGCAGTTCCGCACGAAGGAGCAGGAGCGGAAGTTCACGCGCGACGAGCAGGAGCAGATCAAGGCCGTCGTGCTCCAGGCGCAAAATAGCTCGGTCGGCTTCCGGGGAGGCATGGCGTCATGAGCTACGAGACCTTCACGCCGGAGGCCAATGGCCTGAAACCGCAGAGGCAGTACACGATCGAGCCGGAGTTTCAGGTTGAGGAGGACGAGCGGGAGCTCGGGAACCTCACCTCGACTGCCGTCGCTGACAAGGAACGCCGCGTCCTGCGATTCCGCTGGGTCTGCGAAACGCGCGCTGCCATGGACTATGTCGTGGCGTTCTTCCGGCGCCACAAGGGACCCGCGGGAAGGTTTTACTACGCCTGGCCGGAGTTCGTGGCTCACCCGGACGCCGCGCCGATTCTCGAGGCGGTTGCTTCTGGCACGCAGGCAGAACGAACGATCACCTGCCGCTTCGCCTGGAAGAATACGGCAGGGACCACGCTGCCGTCCCCGACCGCGACCCTCCTGGTGCCGGCCTCGAGCCTCGTCAAGGTGACCGTGCCGGTTTACCCGCCGTCGGTAAGCCAATGCGTGATCTACGCCTCCGAGAGCGGCGCCGGGACGGAGCAGGAGCAGACGGTGCTCACGGACCTGCTCACCTGGACGCAGCCTGACGCCGCGCTCCTCCTCGCCACCGCGGACCCGCCGACGGCGAATACGGCTACCGAGACGCCGCTCATGAAAGCCGGGGGAAATCCGCCGTACCGGATCACCCGTGGGAACGGGACCTGCTACGAGATCACCTGCGATTTGGTGGAGGTTTACCATGCGTAGCCTCTCCAGCGATCTGAAGATCTGGAAGGACTCCCAGGACCGCCTGGTCCCGCTGGTGACCCTGTACGATATCGAGGTGAACGACACGACGACGCTGTACCTCGTGGAGGGTGATCCCACCGGTACCGGGAGCGTCACCTATGGTGGACATACCTACCTGGCCTGCGCGATCGAGCAAGAGCAGCGGGCGGAGAACGTGGAGGGCGACTTCCCGAGCTTCCAATTGCTCGTCAGCAACATCAACGGGGTGGCGGGTGGGTACATCGAGGCGAACGAGCTCGACGGCCGGCAGGTGACGATCCGTGACGGCCTCCTGCGCGGGACGGAGAGCGACTACCTGGTCCGGACCTACACGATCTCCCAGGCGCGCTATAACCGGAAGGTGGCGAGCCTCACCCTGGGGCCTCCGAACTTCTTCAAGAAGAAGACGTGTGCCAGGAAGTACCAGCGCATGCGCTGCCAGCACTCCTGGCCCAAGCGGTTCCTCGACGATGCCGGATGCGGGTACCCGAGCGACGTCTTCGGCTCTGACACGGCGCAGGACATGCTGCCGTGTCTCGTGAACACCGAGGTCGAGAAACAGTTTGGCTGGTTCGCCATCAACTGCTCCAAGTGCGACATGATCGGGAGCGTTTACCTGCCCATGTCGTTTTTCATTGCCACCACCTCCGACGATATCCAGTGGGAGCCTGGGAATTTTGCCGCACCCTTCGCCTACAAGAAGGTCTCCGGCGACTTCGAGCTCATCACCGAAGTGCGGTTCATGGCTACAAAGGTTGGGTGCTATGCCGGGATCCTTTGCCAGTCGGTGGACTTGCCGTCGTCCTGGGTGTACCTCGGGCGTGCCGTGGACGAAGGTGGGCTGCTCGAGGTGCGCGCGACCGCCGCCGTGGCCGGGGTCCTCAACGATGCCTTGACTGTCGATGACGAGACGAGTTCCTGGGTCCGCATGGTGCGCAGTGACTCCACGTTCACCTGCTACTACGGTACGGACGGGACCACCTGGACGACTCTTGGCACTCAAACCGTGGCCATGGGCGATGATATGCTCCTGGGCCTCGCGCTGTCCTCGAATCGCGCAGAGGGCGGTCAGATTTGGGCGGCCTTCAGTCCCTTCCAGTTCCGGAGCGGTGGGGAGGCCACCTGCGATCGCACGCGCGAGGCGTGCCGGCTCAAGTGCAATTCGCACCGCTATGGCGCCTTCCCGGGGATCCCAACACTGAGATGATCCAGAAGCTTTCCACCACTGCTGACACCTTCCCGGCCACCGAGGTCGAGTACGAGGACCTCCTCGGGATCCCATATCGCGTGGGCGGACGGGTGGCAGCCGGGGATCCCGGGACGGACTGCATTGGGGTGGTCCTCGAGATTTACCGCCGCGCCGGTCTGGGCCTCCCGGACCCCGGGCGCACCTCCGTCGGGGTCTTTGGCTTTGCCGAGGTCCTCGAGCAAGTGGCGGATCCGTCGGCACTGTACGACCTGGTGCATTTGCGTCGGCAGTCAAACCACCTGGCGGTCCAGGTGCGCAGTGGGATGCTGATCACGGCCACGAAGGCCATGGGTGTGCATGTGGCGCGGCTCGCCAACTACCGCCGCCTGGACGGGGTCGAATATTGGAGGGTCCAAGATGCCTGCCTGCCCTGACAGCCAGGTCCAGATCAGGACCCTCGAGAACCCTTGCGACCTGAAGAGCCGCAAGAGCTGGACGGCGCCAGCCGGGAGGTCGGTGCTGGAGTATGCGCCCGAGGGGTTCCTGGGTGATCCCAACCTCCGGATCATCTTGAACGGCGGGATTCTCCACGACGACGAGTGGGCGACGACCAGCGCGCGCGCGGGGGACGAGGTGATCTTCTACCGGGCCCCGGCGGGCCTGGAGCTCTTGATTTCGCTGGGCATCAGCCTGCTCCTCACTGGGATCTCCTACGGGGTCCAGAGCGTCCTGGCGTCCTCCATGGCCACGCGGAGCCGCGGACTCAACGAGAGTCCGACCTACGGGTGGGATGGGATCTGCTCGACTGTGGAGCCGGGGACGCCGATCCCGGTGATCTACGGGACGCACCGGGTCGGCGGGCACATAATCCAGCAATACAGACAAGCTGTGAGTAGGGGAGAAGATCCAAGAGCGAGCGAGCTCAACACGCTTCTGGCGCTCGGAGCTGGACCCATCGAGTCCGTTAGCATCAAAGATATCCTGGTTAACGGCAACCCGATTACCGACTACGGATCCGACATTCTCACGGATATCCGGACTGGGGAGAACCACCAGGAGCCTTGCGATTGGTTTCATGAGGTAAAGAATCCAAGCATAGAGGAGAGGGATCTCCTTTACGACACGCCAGAGACGTTGACCACAACGAACGAAATCGACGCCTTCGACGTGGCGATCCGGTTTCCTGCAGGACTTTTTCGAGTCAACTCAAACGGAAATTTTCGGTCGCGCAGCGTCCAACTGAAGTTTGAGTGGTACCCGGAAGACGATCTGACGGCCACCGACTCAGAGACTGTCACGGTCACGGAGAAGACCGAGACGTCGTTCGAGTATTGGTTCTATTCTCCTCGATCGCTGCCGTCGCGTACCAGATACAAAATCGTCGTCACCCGCCTGACCGCGGACGACACCGACCCGGCGAAGCAGTCCCAGACTCAGGTTCTCACACTCAACGAAGTCCTCAACGAGAAGCTGACCTACCCGGGGATCGCGCTTCTCGGGATATCTCACCTTCCCAGCGCCAAGATTTCCGGCCAGACTCCTACCTACAGCGCGCTCGTGGAGGGACGCCGGGTCCGGGTGTACACGGATCTCACGACCTACACGGAGCAGTTTTCGGACAACCCGGCATGGTGCATGCTGGACTACCTCCTGGACCCTATCTGGGGAGTCGGGACCTGGATCACCCTGGCCAGGATCGACCTGCAGTCCTTCCTCGACTGGGCCGCATTCTGTGACGAAATGGTCCCAAAGGACGCCAGCGGAGTCCTCGAGAAGCGATTCCGCCTGAACATGGTGATCGACGGGTCCCAGTCGGTGATCGACTGTCTCCGGCAGATTGCCAGCACTGGCCGAGCGTGGATTCTCCAGCGTGGCGACCAGTGGGCGATCAAGATCGACCGCGAGGAGGACCCGGTCCAGTTCTTCAGCATGGGCCGCATTCTCAAGGGGAGCTTCGCTACCTCGAAAATCTCGAAGACAGATCTGGCCAACGTCTTCTCCGGGGAGTTCTATAACGAGGACCTGGACTATGAGCAAGACACGCTTCCGCTCGAGGACGACACGCTCGAGGCGGAAGTCAACCCGGTCGAGAAGTCGATTTCTCTCTTGGGTACGACGACTTTTTCGCAGGCTAACCGGCTTCTGAACTACTACCTCCTCTCGAACCGCCTACAGCGTCGGCAGATCGAGTTTGGCGTCGGCGCCGAGGCCTTGGCCATGGAGGCCGGCGACGTCTTCCGTTTCGCGCACGATGTTCCCGGCTGGGGCTGGTCGGGCAGACTGCTGTCGGTCGACGAGACGGGGTCGACGCTCCTCCTCGATCGCACGATCACCCTGGCCGAGAGCACCGAGTACGAGCTCACAGTCATTCACCCTGGCACAGACACAGTCGACACGGTCCATGTGACGAGCCTGCCGGGGACAACGAACAAGATTTCCGTCTCCGCCGACTGGACTCAGATCCCCGTCGAAGGGACGGACTACTCGATCGGAACCGTGACGCACTCCACGGTGGTCTACCGCGCAATCAGCGTGTCGGTTGGGCCCAGGGCATGGGAGCGAACGATCAAGGCGACGGAATACAACGCGGCGGTGTACGGTACCGACCTGACGGTCCTCGTCCCGCCGAGCGTCTCGAGGCTCACGGACCCCGGCCGGATCCCTCCGGACGTGCGGGACCTCCGGCTCCAAGAGCGCCAGGTGTACGCGCAGGACGGGACGCTCTCCTGCGCGATCGACGTCCATTTCACCCTGCCGGCTGTCGAGGGCGTGCGGGCCGAGGTCTACTGGCGCGAGGAGGGGTCGGAGGCCTGGGTCAGTGCTGGGTCACCGGTCTCGATCGGGTACTTCTCGATCGTCGACAACGTGGAATCTCCCGGCGAGACCTACGAGGTCTCTGTGGTGACTCTCAGCGCCGACGGGAATCGGAAGAACGCCGCGCAGGGAGTCCAGGCCACGATCACGACCGTGGGGACCACGCGGCAGCCGTCGAACGTGACGAACTTCTTCGCCAACCGCACGCTGACCGGCTTGATCTTCTCCTGGGCCGCGGTGGATCCGGTGGAGAACTTCGATCTCCTCCATTACGAGATCCGAAACGGTCCCAACTGGGACAGCGCCATTCTCGTCGGGACCACCACGAACACGTCGCTCGAGACGTCGATCTGCGTCAGTGGAACCCAGACCTACCTGATCCGTGCGGTCAACACGGCCTTGAAGACGAGTCCGCTCCCGACCACGCTGATCATCGAGGTGGAAGGGCGGATCGGTGAGAAAATCATCAAGACGCAAACGGAGGAGCCTTCCTGGACGGGCACGCGCGAGAATTTCACGCTGGACTCCGGGAAACTGATCCTCAACACCGAGGCCGACGTAGTGGCCTGGCGTGGCCAGCAGCACGTTGCTCCGTTCCGCTCTGGGATCATCCCTGGAGGTTTCGGACTCGGATTCAGGGTGAACGGGTCCTACACCTCGGAGGCATTCCAGGTAGCCGACGAGCCGATCCGGTGTCTGATCGCGACGGAAATGGAACTCAACCAGGTCGACACCAGCCTCTACTGGTCAGCCGCCGACCTGGCCACGGTGACCTGGGACAGTGACTTCGCGCGCTCGCGCCAGTGGAGCGTGGCTCCCGAGGGGCGGGTCACGGTGAAGCTCGAGATGCGGTTCTCGACGACGACCTCGGACAACTCCGCGTTCGGAGAGTGGCAGGAGAGGCCGCAGAACATCGAAGTGCTGGTGAAGTGGGCGCAGGTGCGCGTGAGCGTGGTGGTCAGGGATCCTGCATTCACATGCAGCCTGGAGATGCTGAAGATCCATTTTGACGTTCCGGACGTCACGGAAAGCGGAACGATTGACACCACGGCCGTCGGGACGGTGGCGGTGACATACACGAAGGCGTTCAACGTGATTCCGAATGTCACGGTCACGATCATGAGCGCGACGGCCGGGGACGACTCGATCGTCACGAGTGCAGCAAAAACAGGGTTTTCTCTTGAAGTCAAAAACGGAGGGTCGCGTGTGGTCAGGTCTGTCCACTGGCACGCGATCGGGTACTGATGAGCCAAGCATTCCGGGAAATCCTGGGGACTGATCTTCTCAGCGACTCGCGCGAGTATCTGAACGACAATTTCGACGCGATTCGCAGTCGGTTCGTTGGCGCAACAGAGCCTTCGGTCAAGCAAGCCTACGACATTTGGCTCGACACCACGAGCGGGTATGAGAAGGAGAGGAACGCCGCGAACGACGCATGGATCGTCGTGGGCCTAATCGGATCCGCCTACCGTGGCGTCCTGCCGCTTTCCGGCGGAACCATGGCCGGCGCGATCGCCATGGGCGGGTACGGGATCACCGGCCTTCCGCTCGGGACCGGGACGGCGGCAGCGAGGCAGCAAGAGGTGGACCTGAAGGCGACCATTGCCGCGCCGGCACTCACGGGAGACGCCACGGTGAACCAGGACCCGGCGGGAAACAACTCCCTGACGCGCAGGTCCTGGACTGAGGCCAGGTACCTGAAGCTCACCGGCGGGACCATGACAGGGGCGATCGTCCTGTCTGGGGTGGCCACCGCGGATCTCCACCCGGCTGGATTCAAGCAAGTTAAAGACCTGGTGACCTTCAACACGACCACGGGGCACCGTCACGACGGATCGGATGCGCGCAAGGTGCGCTACGCCGACCTGGACGGAGTGACCACTTTTTCCCGCCTGGTGCTGCCGGACAACCAGCAACTGATGGTCTCCCGCACGAGTTCGATCGCGTGGACCACGCTGGACATTTCGAGCTATGGGGTTCCCGCTGCGGCTCACGCGGCAATGGTGAAGCTCGTAGGCACGGGCGTTTCCAGTAATGGGATCATTGAACTGCGGAAGACGGGCACGGCTCCGAGCGACCCACAGGCGTGGACGTCGTGCATCGGGGAATCGAGCCTCGTTACCTTCGTGGACTGCGTGGGCCAGCAGTTTGATTACAAGATGACCACGTCTGGCGCAACCCTCAAGATTTACCTCCTCGGCTACATGACAACAGTTGGAGCATGACATGGCTGGATTGAACCTTTCCGTGAACTTCGATGACGTGACGCTATCTGTAGATGCCTACAAGACCGTGGCGAGCATTCAGGCGCCGACGAACCACATGGTTCGTGTGAAGAGCCTGTGGGTCTGCGCGAACGGTGTCGCCGGGGACGCCGAGCATCTCTACGTGCGCCTTTGCCGGGTGACTGGCGCCACAGGAACAGGGACTGCGGTCACGCCGCAGAAACTGAACAACGGCTTGTCATGCGCTGCGCTTTCCACGGCGCGGGTGAACTTCACGGGGGAACCGACGGCGGACGGGACGCTGCCGTACATCTACCCGCACAAGATTCACCCGCAGGGTGCGTCTGCCAAGGAGGCCAGTTTCGACGAATGCTTTATCAAGGAAGGCACGGAGCTCGCGCTTCAGGTGAAGGTCCCGAGTGGCGGGACCCCGGTAGAGTGCTCCGGACATCTGATCATCGAGGAGTGATATGGGTAAAAAACACCTGGCAATCTGTATGCCGTCTCTCGGCTGGACTCCGACGACCTGCTCCATGGCCTTCAGCGATCTCGTGTATCCGCTCAACTACGGATTCATGAAGTGCTGCTGCTACGGGAAGCGCGTGGCGGAGGCGCGGAACGAGTGCGTAAAGCAAGTGCTCGACACCGAGGCGAAGCTCACGGGTTGCGAGGTCACCCATATCTTCTGGCTCGACGACGACGTGATCCCGCAGCCGGGTGCCTTGATTGCGCTCATGCAGCGGCAGAAGGAGATCGTCAGCGGCGTCTACTGGACGAAGACGAAACCAGGGGAACCGCTGATTTTCCGCGAGCGCCTGAGTGGAGCGGGTCCGTTTCACCCGGGGAAGTGCGAGGAGGTATGGTCTCACGGCATGGGCCTCACGCTTGTGGAAATGGGAGTCTACCGGCGGCTTTTGGCGGAAGGGGATATCGGCGTGGACGAGTTCGGAAATCCGGCGTGGTACCGGGCCTACGACTCGACGCGCGCGGACACGCGCGGGGAAGGCGGGTACATCTGCGGGACGGAGGACATCTACTTCCTGGACGCGGCGCACAAACTCGGGATCAAGTGCTACGTGGACCAGTCGGAGGACACCTTTGGCTGGCACTACGACGGGTCGGAGTTGCGTGGGTACCCGGTGAAGCAGTGGGAGGAGTGGAAGGAGACGAGACAGGTTACTTGGGACACCCCGGAGGGGCCGGTGGTTTGGAAAGGACTGCACGTATGAAGAAGATTTGCGCGATTCTCTTGGTCCTCCCTCTCTTGCTCCTGGGCGCTGACGGGCCGGTAGCTCCGACTCCGGCGAACCCGACCGCGATTCTCCAGTGGGACGCGCCGACGACCAACGCGGACGGGACGCCATGCACGGACCTTGCTGGTTACGTGATCGCGCTTTCGGACGCCACGATGGACCTGGCGACCAGCGGGCCGCCCTTGTGCGAGGTGCGGCAGTCTCAGCCGCAGGTGACAACGCAGTCGCTTGCGCCGCTGGTGTCGGGGCGTGCTGCCGGGGTTTACCGCCTGTGGGTTCGCGCATTTGACGCGGCGGGTAACGAGAGCGTGTGGAGCGATCCGTTTCTGGTGGAGATTGATCCCACGGCCCCGGCGAAACCCGGCGGCTTGAGGGTGACGGTGACGGTGACTGTGGAGGTGAGGTGACATGGCGAAGAGAATCATCATCCTTGAGCGGGTCAATCCCACGAACTGGCAGGCGTGCTTCTGGCTGACGGTTCCGGCTGCGCGGGTGTCGTTTCACGCCAATCCGGACGCCACGAGCGCCTACAAGCTCGCGTCTGCTGAGGAACTTGGTGCGCTGCGTGACGGGACCGTCATCGAGCGCGTGGATACGGTAAGTGTGCCACAAAATCCGAACCTGGCCCAGATCGCGGCTGCGCTACAAGCGCGGTGGACCGCCATGCAGGCCGACGTGGATGCCGAGAACACCTACGGCCGTTACGGAACTTTCTGGGACGGCACGGCCTGGACGCAGGCGGGAGCATAACACATGGCGAACGCAGTCAAATGGGAAGCGATTTGGACGAGTCGCAGCACCGTGCTGACGACGGAGTTAAACTCCCTTGCGAACGGGGCGTATTCTGCCGCCGGGACTGAGATCGACAACAGCTCGAACCTGGACCAGTACGGCAAAGTGGAGATCAACCTGGCGTCATTGTCCCCGACCGCCGGGGCGTGCCTTGAGCTGTACATGATAACCGCTCCGGACGGCACGAACTATGAGGACGCGCCGGGAACCAACAACCCGGCAACCCACATTCTTGTCGCGTGCATTCCGGTTGACACGACCGCGACCGACGCGAAGTTGTGCATGTCTCCGGTGTTCTTTCTCCAGCCTGCGAAGACCAAGTTTGTGCTGAAGAACGCAACGGGTGTTGCGCTGGCGTCGTCCGGGAACACGGTTGAACTCTTCACGAGCAACGACGAGATTCAGTAAACCATGCCGCGTCTCTGGGTACCAGACAAGACGATCAAGCGAGTCAAGCCGCCGCTCGGCGCGGAGGTGGATTGGGGCCACCCGCTGGCGAGAGGGCTGATCGGTTGCTATCCCATCAATGAAGGCGCCGGGCCGCAAGTCATCGATTTGGCATACCGGAATGATGCCGCATTTGCTGGAGCTGGGTCCAAACGAGCGGCATCTGTGTGGGGCTCATGCTGGGAAGGCACTGGTGGCCCCAATTTCAGTGGGACTACGGACTATATTCTTGCTCCTCACTCCGCCAAATATGACAGCCTGAGCGGATTGACTGTTGCGGTTTTGGCTAAAAATCACAAAAGCGCAATTGCATCCACCGGAAGCGAATACCTGTCCAGCATGATGGGGAGTGGTAGGGACGAATGGTCTTTTTATTGGTCCCAGAATGAAGATGTAAATTTTCTTGTCGACAACGGAACCACAACCGGGACTGCGGTTTACACGGATGGCATAACCGATACTAAATGGCACTGGCACGTAGGAACATACGACGGTGCAAACGTTAGGGTTTATGTGGATGGCGTTGTTGGGGGAACATCTCCTGCGCTGACCGGAAACATATACAACAGCACCTTTCCTTTCGCTATAGGTGTAGGAGAATACGCTTCTAATGACGCTTCGTGGGATGGGTTGATAGCGGCATGTTACGCATTTAATCGTGCATTGTCTATAGCAGAGATTGCGAGGTTAATAGCCGAGCCCTTCTGCTTCCTGCGCGTGCCGAAGAGACGGACGATTGTGTTCGTCGCGGGAGGCGGCGCAGAGACCAAAACGGTGACTGACACCGGCCACGGCGCGGACGCTATCGCGCAGATCGCCTGCTCTCTATCTGTCTCGGACACCGGCCACGGGACGGACGCCATGGGCGGACTCGGGGCTGCGCTGGGAGTGCAGGACACGGGGCACGGGACAGACGCGATCTCCCAGATCCTTGCCGCACTCGGGGTGAGCGATTCCGGCCACGGCACCGATGCGCTGGCGGCTATTGCGGCCGTGCTTTCTGTCGCTGACACCGGGCATGGCGCCGACTCTCTGGCGCAGCTCTTGGCCTCCGTGACCGTGACTGACACTGGCCATGGGGCCGACAGCCTGATCGCCTACATCCTGAAGACGATCACTGACGTTGGGCATGGCGCGGACGCTATCGGCCAGATTGCCGCGAGCGTCTCCGTGGGCGACACAGGCCACGGCGCGGACTCGATCGGGTCCCTGACGATCAGCCTGACGGTCTCCGACACCGGCCACGGCCTGGACGTCGTGAACGTGGATACCGGAGCCACGGTCATTCACGTAACCGACGTCGGTCACGGGACGGACGCCATTGCGGCAATTGCCGCGGCACTCTCGGTGGCTGATACGGGACACGGCACGGACGCGCCAAACATCGCCGTCAGCCTCACGGTTTCCGACCTGGCGCACGGCGCGGACGCGGTGGCGCAGCTCATTCATGGGATCCTGGTTGCCGACACTGGCCACGGGGCTGACTCCGTCGGCCAGGTAACCGTGAGCGTGCGCGTGGAGGACACCGGCCACGGGACGGACCAGATCGCTGCGATCCTGGTTCTCCTGGCCGTGGCCGACTCTGCGCACGGCACGGACGCGGTCCTCAAGTGGGACTCTACCGCGCAAATCGCGTCGATCACGTTCAGCATGAAGAAACGCAGCGTGACGTTTAGCCTTAAGCAGCCTTCGATTTCGATTGGTACTTTCAAGAAGAGAGACATCACGTTCGACCTCAACTGACAGGAGTCAACAAATGGCCAAGGACATGAGCAAGATTCTCGACTGCATTCGGCACCAGACGCACTGGAAGATCACGCGCTACGCTGACGAGGAGGCCTTCCGCAAGGGGAAGCACTACTCGATCAGCGAGTTTGACGGAAATTGCCTCCTGAACGAGGGGATTGCCGAGATGCATCTCCTCATGTTCTCGACTGGCGGAACCGCATGGAGCAACGCCAACGCCTACCTGGGTGTGGGCGACTCGGCCACCGCGGAGGCGGCGAGCCAGACTGGGCTCCAGGCCTCAACCAACAAGCTCTGGAAGGCCATGGAGGCGACCTACCCGACCTACGCATCCCAGGTGACGACGTGGCGCTCTGTCTTCGGATCGAGTGACGCCAACTTCGCCTGGAACGAGTTCACCGTGGTCAACGCCTCGACGGATACCGGAGACAACTTGCTCCGCAAGGTCTCCGCGCAAGGGACCAAGGCCTCCGGGCAGGTATGGACGCTCGATCTCGCGGTGACGTGGTCGTAGGAGGTGAATCGTGGCTATCTTCGCACTACTGGACGACGTGGCAGAGGACTCGACGGCGTATCTCACCGTAGCGTTTTTCGACAAGGACGGAGTTGCTGCAGTGCCTACGAGCGCGACTTACCGCATCGACTGCGTGACGAATGACGCATCGGTGCGCGCGAGCACGTCACTGACTCCGGCCTCGTCGATCGAGATCAAGCTCGCGCCGGACGATAACAAGATCATCTCCGACGCCAACGAGTACGAGACCCGCGAGATCACCGTGAGCGCGAGCTTTGGCACCGGCGACGAATCGCATGAGCGCGCGCAATGGCGCGTTCGCAACTTGACCTACAAGGCATGAACCGTGGTCAGAAAGGACGAGCGTGATGAAATGGAAAAGACCGTGGGCCGGTGGCTCAAGGAATCCCTCAAGTACCTCGGAGCGGCCATTACAGCGGCTGGAGTCAGCCTGGGAACGCAGTATACCGACACCGGACGACTCGCTGATCATGAGCGACGGATCGCTGAGAACGAACGTCGCGATGAGGCTGCTCACACGGACTGCGCTCATTTTCGGTCTGTCGATCTTTCTGGGTTCTGTGACCCAAGAGCTGTTCACGCGATTGATCAGCAGATCGAACGCGCTCTCCGCGAGTACGAGACCAGAGAGCACGCCCAGGCCTGGAGGAAACGACTTCAGCAGCTCAACCCCTCGCTCAAAATCCTCGACGAGTGAGTAACCCATGACTGTCCCGGCCTACACCATGCGCACGGCTCACCCGTACGTATTCTTCTTGGACTCGGAGAAGTCTGCGATCGCCGCACGGGTCGCGGATTCCGCCGGCTGGAAGACGCTCTACGATAACACGATCAAGCCGGCGGCCACGTCCTACAAGGGCTACGCCGCCGGGACTCTCGCCGCAAACTCCGAAGTGCAGAACCGGCTCATGGTTTTGCTGCTCGTGGCGTGGCTCGAAGAAACTGGAAGGCCGGACGGCGGCTACCGGGACAAGGCCGTGGACGCCGCGGTGGCGCTCTGTGCGATCCCGGACGATCAGTCGCCGACCTACTATAGAAATCGTCTGCTCGCGCTCGCGGCTGTCTTCGACGTCTGCTTTGACTGGCTCACCAGTTCCGAGAAGAGCACGATCGCCGCCGAGATCGTCCACCAGGCCTCCCGCTGCACCGCGCCAGTGAACGAGTACATGCACGGCCATGGCGGCAACGACCAGATGTGCGCCCTGGCCGGCGGGCTCGCGATCTCCGGGTACCATTCGAGCGCGGCGTCGATCATCAACAGGGCGCTCGAGTTCTGGTGGGGAACCGGAGCCACGGGAACCGCCGACGGCGGCCGTTGGGAAATGCCGCGGCATTCCTGCTCCGACGGCGGAGACGACCAGGGCTCCTGGTACAACTATTTGATGGGCTGGGCCGAGGTGCTGATCCCGCACTTCATGTCGCACGCGACCACGGACGTGGACCCGTTCGTCAGTGAAGTGGCGTGGATGAAGAAGAGATGGGAATGGCATATTTGGAGTGGGTGGACCGGAACCACAGACCACGACTTCGACGCCCAGGGCGACGTCTACAAGCTCAGCGGAACCTATTTCCACTGGCAGCAGCGGATCTTCCTTGCGATCGTCGCCGACAAGTTCAGGAACAACGACTCGCTCCAGGGCGGGCACATGCTCGCCTGGCTCTTCGCGCAGTGGGATGCGCTCGACAGTTCCTACGCCGATTCCAGCGTGTGGCAGATCCTCTTCCTGGACCGCGCCGCGGTGACAACGGTCCACCCAAAGGACGCCACGACGGTCCCGAGCTGCTCGCGGCTCTTTAATCCGCCTGGCGTCTACTACGGCCGGTGGGCCCCCTCCGGGGAGGACGACTGGGACTACGACGAGTCCTGCGTCTTCCGGATATCTGCGCGCCAGTGGTACTACCTGGGCCACACGCACCTGGACGCCGGGAGCGTCATGATTCACTTCAAGGGTGATCGGATCCTCCAGGCGCCGGCAGGGATCTACAGCGACTACGGTGACTCGCACCACATGAATGCCTACCAGCGGTCCTGGCTCCAAAGCCTCGTACCGCTGATCCACGATCCGAGCGCGGTTTGGAATCGGTACTCGACGTTGGCAGCTTCCGACGGCGGCCAGCAGTTCAAGAAGAGCACATACACGGATCGCACGTCCGACCCCGGCCGCATGTACTACATGCTCAATGACGGCGGCGGAGAGACATGGCTCCGCACGAGGTCGTTCGAGAAGGTGCAGGACGATCACCCGACCACCATGACGTTCCTGGTGGCGGACCTCGAGCCGGCCTACCGCAAGTACAGCACAGACTCTCCGCGTTGCAGCGTCTGCGAGGTCAAGTACCTGATCATCTGGCCGAACGCGACGAATGGCCTGACCTGGCCGGCACTCCTTTACTACGCAAGGATCGTCAAGAGCGACAGCGACTGGAGAACGCAGATCCCGTTTCACTCGTACCAGGCCTGGACCACGACGAGCTACGGCGCGCACACGACCGGCTATCGCAGCGTCGGCAAGCTCTGGGTGGACATCTACAACCACGCGGCCTACACGAAGCTGAACGTCCCGCCGGGCACGCCACTGGACGCCAACAACTACGGGCCGGACCAGTTCCGGATCTACGGCGACGGCGCCGCCAACTGGAAGCCGTCACGCGCGGCGAAGACCAGGGAGCTCCCGGACCTGTGCAGGCACTCGTTATACATAGAGAAGACCACCAGGACGACGCAGGAAGACTACGTCATGCTCCTCATGCTCTCCGGGTCCGCTGACTCGGAGCCAGTCACGGGACGCTCCTGGGTCACGGAAACCGACTGGTACGGAATCACCCTGGGAGCCGACATATACCGAATCCACAAGACGCAAGACCTCGCCGTCCACGGGTCCCCTGACACGACCCCGCCGGCGGAGGTCACGGGACTTGCGCTCACGGCACGGGACCGCGGGATCCTGGCCAGGTGGACTGACCCGGCAGACTCAGACCTGAACAAGATCCGCATTTTCAAGCGCACGAGCGCGATCACTTAGAGGTACAACATGGCTGTTTTTACTCCAACCTGGACGACTGGCGTTTCCCTGCGCGCTGCCGCCGCGATCGCGAACGGCGCAAACCTGACGGACACGATCAACTTGGCGACGTCGCTGTACTACATGGTCGACGTCACGGTCGGATTCGACATCTCCTCCGGCACTCCCAGCGGGGACCTGGTGATCGAGGTCTTCCAGAGCGCAGACGGCGGGACCACGGTGGACACGATCGCGCGCGTGACGCGCAGGATCAACTTCACCGCCACGGCCAACAAGATCACGACGATCCGCGCACTTGGCGGTGCCTTCGTCTCTCTCAAGTACACGAACAACACAGGGGTCACCGGGAACGTCACGGTCAAGTACGCTGGACTCAAGCAAACGAGCACGTAAGCCATGGAACACGTCGTTGAAAGGCAGAAGCCTGGTTCATGGGCCCTGGAGCAGCAGCGGACCCCGCCGGACACCGCGCACCTGTGGCAGGACCTCAACCTGGCGCTGCCGCTCTGGGAGGGAGCCGGGCGGTTTGTCGAGGACGTCTCCGGCCTGAACCTGCACTCAGGGACCTGGGGGACTGGCGTCACGTGGACCCGCGGCGAGCTCGGGCCGGGACTCGACTTCGACGGCTCGTCGTCCGCGAACTTCCAGATCGCCGACCCGCCAGCGAACTACCTTGATAGCTGCTCCGCGTTCAGTTTGGACATGTGGTTCGAGGTCGACTCCGTCACCGGGATCCACGGCCTGGTCGGAAAGTACAGAGCCACCGCAGGCATGCGGTCCTGGCGTCTCTACACCAACGGGACCGAGTTGACCATGCAGGTCAGCGCCGACGGGACCGCGTATGAGGAGAAGAGCACCAGCGGCGCAGGCCTGGCCACGGGCACGCTCTACCACCTCGTCATGACGTGGAACGCCGGGACGTGGGTCGTCCGGCTCAACGGCGCGGCCGTCACCGCCAACGCATTCACCACCGTGACCAGCATCTACGCAGGCACGGACTACGTCCTCGTTGGGAAGAGATATGACGGCTACTACCTCGACGGCCGGATCTACTCGATTCGGTTCTGGCAGCGAGCACTTGCAGCCGAGGACCTCGCGATCCTCTACGAACTGCCGTTCAGGATGTTTGAGCAAGACTTCGACTTCCCGTCCCTGGCCTTGCTGCACATCGGGACCACGCCGGCAGGCGAATGGGAGCTCGCCGGCGAGGTGGAAAATGACGTCGAGGAGTTCTACCTCTCCGGCCTGGAGAATGCCGTCAGTTACGACGTTTACTGCACGACCGTGGATATCTCGGGAAACGAGTCCACCGGCTGCAGCGACGAGAGTGCGACCCCGGTTGGCGGGACAGGAGGAGTTTACGCGCCACTTCGGCGCGGCATTTCGGTGGCGCCTTGCGTGCCGCCAGTCATCAGGAGGTACAGGTGAGCGGTGAAATCAGAGTACTGTCGATCGTCCGTGCGGTTGCAGAGATGGCCGAGGACAACGCCGTTATGGAGGCGAAGCTACTGCGCCTGGAAGAGGTCAACGTTGATCTGCAGCGGGAGATCGAGACTCTGAAGGCCACGCTGAAGAGCCTGGAGTCAGCCTCAGCCAGCGTACCCGCATCCGGTACACCGATAGGGCGAACCGGCTGATTTTAGGCCGGCGAGCAACCAGATCGGAATCCAGAGTCCCAAGGTGACCAGCGTCATGATGAAGTGAAAGATGTGGCTTGTGCCGTGCTTTGTGGCGAGACATGGCTTTCCGCAGGTTGGGCAGTCGATTTGAGTCTGCAGGGTTGGCATGGGGACTCCTTACTCGGGGCAGACCAGGTCTTCGGGCCACAGGTCTTTCCCGGGAGACGTGACGGACGACTGCATGACCGGAAAGACATCATGACAGGCATCAGCGGTCCAGTTCCCGTTGAAATTGGGCACAGCCGGGACTGAGAATGGAGGCGCTGGGAGGTCTTCAGGAATTGGGTTCTTTCGCGCGGACCGGTCCGTGCACCACAGGAATGTGTATTTGCCGACTGGAATCCAGCCCACGAAGAAGATCCCGTTGCGGCCAAGTGCAAAGATTTTCTCGTCTCTAATCTCGCCGCTATACGGCAAATCAATTTTGACCCAGGCATCCACTGGCACGGGCTCTCCTGCTACGAGCGAATCGCAGGAAACGTACCAGAGTTGGTAAATCGTCTCGCGGCAGGCGTTCATCACTTGGAGCTGGACTTCTCCCTCGTGCAGATTCACGGGAGGCTTTTCCCCTCCTCCGCCCCCACTCGAGTCCCCGCAGGCCGCCAACGCAAACGCCGCCACCAGGTAAATTGCCGCCTTCATGTGCGCCTCCTGTGAACTGTTCCCCCGACCAGTAGACTGGCTTTCCCAGTGGAAATTCAAGGAAATTCCGCAGGTTAGCGCGGCGGTCGCCACCAGTTCGCCTCCTGGCCGCTTGACAGGTCGGATAAAATCACCCGCAACGACGGCTGGGCAGGAGCACAAACGAAACCGCGCCTGTCCAAAAAGGGTGGTCTTTGGTGGATAGGGACTTCGTCGGCACTGGGCGAGGAGCGGTGGTACAGCCTGGGCACTTCGGAGTTCGCGGAGGCCTCCCGCATCGCTGCATGGGAGGGCCATACCATGGTGATCCGCGAACTCGAAGACGCGCTCATGACGGACTACGAGTTGAAGGGCCGGCCGCAGAAGACGTGCAAGGCGGCGCAGCACACGTTCGGCGTCCTGCGATGCTTCTCTGCCGCAATCCGGGCGATCCGCACGCTGGACGACATCACCACGCAAGTGCTGACGCAGTTCGCCCAGTGGCGCATGAAGGACCACGAGTCGGGCAGCGTGCTTTACGAGCTGCGCATTATCCACCGTGCGCTCCAGGTCCTCTGCGACTGGGGAAAGATCGCTCGTGTCCCGAAGACTCCGCCGGTTTCCCCGAGTCCTCCGCGGCAGGGATTCATCACTGACGCGCAACTGGAGGCGATCTGCCAGGTGATCGACCCGGTACTGGAGCCACTCGTCAGGTTCCTCTCGCTGACCGGCTGGCGTGCGGGAGAGGCGCAACGGCTTACCTGGAACTGCAACGTGGACTTCTCGGTCGGCGTGGTCCGGCTCGAGCCCGGGACCACGAAGAACCGTGACGGCCGAGAGTTCCCCTTCCGCTACCTGCGGCCACTGGAGGTGGTGCTGCGCAAGCAACGCAGCGAGGTCACGCGGCTCGAGACCCTCCTCGGCAAGGTGATTCCGTGGGTGTTCTGCAGGCGCTCCGGCGGGCCGATCTGCAGCTACGACTGGGCCTGGCACGCCGCCTGCAAGCGTGCCGGGGTTCCTGGCCGAGTGGTCCACGACTTCCGTAGATCGGCGGTCCGGCGCCTTCACCTTGCCGGCGTCCCGATGAGTATCGGGATGAAACTGACCGGCCATCGATCCATGCGGGTTTACCTGGCCTACGCTGTCAGCGGCCCGCAGGACCTCGAGGACGGGGTCCGCCGGCTGGACGATTTCATGCAGCGCCACAAAGTGCGATCCGAGAAATCCAACCTTGACGCCAACAAGCCACAGTAAAGGCTCCAAAAGGAAAAGAAACGAAACTATAATTCCGTTCGGATTCCTCTTGAAATCAAACGGTGAATGCGGTTAACCTACTCGCGTCTAATTCGCCGGAGGATACGAGTGGAGCTAACGCCGATCGAATCCGGATCCTATCGCCAACCAGCCGGCTCGGTTGCTGGGCAAGTCCCAGCTGTCGTTAGCCCCGAGCCGGCCATTTTGTTCCCACCGGGGGAAAGGAGGGGAGATGCGGACCACGCGGTAAAGGGTCCTGTCGCGCAAGCAGCACCAGCCCATTTTCAAAATGATCTGCTGCCCGGGCCACCGGGAACCGGCCGCCTGGGCAGCGTTTGTGCCTTTAGGAAAGACGGAGAGAACATGACGACGTGCCCTGGCTGCGAAGAGGAAATCCCCGGCGAGTTGTCCGAGACCTACGGCCTCTGCGACCACTGTGTCGGGCGCCTGGAAGAGATTGAGCGGGGCGGTCCCCACCAGTTCAGCACGTACCCCAAAATCGACCGCCCCGCCTTGAATGAGGAACCGGCGACCCGTTTCGCCGAGTAGGCCGTCCCCGGCGTGAGCGGGTCCGCGCCGGGGCCTCGAGAAGGGAGACAGGGAGATGACTTTCACATGCACTTGCGCCAGTTGCGGCGGGAAATTTAAGACGCAACCGGACGGCTCGGACACCTGTCCGCGGTGCCGGCTCATCAAGGCAGCGGGAGCGTTTCAGGTGAACTACGTGCAGCCGAAGCCGCGGCCGAAGATGACCTTCTTCCAGGAGGTTCGCGCTTTCGCGGCCACAGTGGTGCTCTTCCTTGCCGGCTGCGCTGTCGTCCTGTGTCTGATCGGCTGGATCTGGCAGGGTCTCCAGGTGGCCCGCCTGATCCTCGGGGGAGGCTAACGTGGTGGTGGCTCATGGTGGTTGGTATTCCCTTTCCAGCGTCCCCTCGCTGGCGGTGGGGCGCGCATACCGCTCCCAATCACGCGCGTTCTATCGCACCTACAGACCCGTTCATTACGGGCGCAGCCTCGGAGGAAATCAGACCCCGCCGAGGCTGCATTTTTTGGATCTCTCACTTCTCTATTTCCCTCCGCAGGCCCGGTCCCTCTACTGCCGGGCCTGCCTTTTTTCGAGGCAGCCATGAGACCTATCTATCCGCCGCCGGGGCGCCTCCCGCGGATCACGCAGAGCCAGATCGAGTCGTATCTGCGCTGTGGCGTGCGCTACTTCCTGGAGCACGAGTGTACGCGGCGCGTCTGCACGGTGCGCATGGCCGTGGGATCCGGGGTCGCCGTCGGAGCCTGGCAGGACAACAGGAGCAAGCTCGCGCGCGGGATCGGCCTCCCGGCCTGCGAGATCGTCGACGCCTCCGTGGCGGCCTACGCCGAGGAGATCGAGGAGTCTGACTGCGCTGACAGCCGACTCGAGCAGGGCCAGGGTGAGGACCTCGTGGCCAACGCGGCTGAGTGCTACGCGCGCGAGGTGGCGCCCAAGACCACGGGGATCCTGGCGGCGGAGGAGCCCATGCTGGCCGAGATGGGCGACCTGGAGGTGGCCGGCACGCCCGACGTGGTCACCACGGCTGGGATCGGCGACACGAAGGTGGGGCAGCCATGGACGCTCGAGCGCGCCGACCGGGCGAGACAGTTGTCCGGCTACGCGATCCTTCACTGGTCCCGCCGGGGGCGCCTGCCCTCCAGGGTGTGGATCGACAGCGTCTCGCGGAGTCGCAGTGGTTGGCAGGCAACGAGGTGGTTTTCGGTACGAACGGAAAAGGACTGCACGGCCTTCCTCGAGACGGCCCGCAAGGTCCGAGAGGCAATCAACGCGGGGACGGCCCTCCCGGCCCCAGAGGGCGCCTGGTGGTGCTCCCGTAAGTGGTGCCCGTGGTGGACCCGCTGCCCGCACATTTCAAGGAGAGAGACGAATGGCACAGACTGAAAGTACAACCCGTGAGCTGCAGTTTTCCAGGAGCGGAGGGATCAAGATCACGACCCTTGCCGAGCTCGGGCAATTCGCTGGCATGGTGACCCAGGCGGGGTTTGCGCCTAAGGGCATGAGCCCCGAGCAGGCCGCCATCGCCATGCAGCTCGGCATGGAACTCGGGCTCAACCCGCTCCAGGCGATCCAGAACATCGCCGTCATCAACGGACGGCCCTCCGTCTACGGAGACGCTCTCGTGGGCCTCGTCCAGGCGTCCGGCCTCCTCGAGAACTACGAGGAGAAGATGACCCGGCACGACAAGGAGGGCACCATGGCCGTCGTGCGCGTCACCCGGCGAGGAGTGTCCGCCCCGGTGGTCCGGTGTTTCTCCGAGAGCATGGCCAAGCGGGCCAGGCTGTGGGGCAAGCAAGGCCCTTGGACCGAGTACCCCGAGAGGATGCTCATGATCCGCGCCCGGACCTTCGCTCTCCGCGACATGTTCGCGGACGTGCTGAAGGGCCTAACCAGCGTCGAGGAGGCCCAGGACGGCGCCGCCGCCTCCCTTCCGTCGGTGGCGGTGATCCCGCCGAGGGCCCTGCCGAGTCTCGAGAAGCTCTTTGACCAGCCGGGGATTGAGTCGCCACAGGCGCCGGAAGTCGCAGAGCCAACGGAGGCCACCCGGCGCCCACGCGGCAGGCCGCGCACTGTGACCGCCAGTCCGCCCCCCCCTGCCCAGGAGCCAGGCCCCCGGCCAGAACCGACGCAACGGCCCGAAGGTGACGTCCTGGCGCCTGTTTCCGAGGAGGAGGCCTCCGGTCCCGCCGAGGCCACGAACGCCGAACTCTGGGACGTCTTCAGCGACCTGCAGCGCAAGATCACGGATCCCAACCAGTACCGTCAGATTCGCCAGGAGTGCGGCTACATCACCCTGGACTCGCCGCGGGAGGCGATCCTGAAGGCCATCGCCACGGCGGAGCGGCTCCTGGGCTCGTAACCCCTTTTCCCTTTTGCCGGCAGGGGCGCGTCTGCCTGACCACCGCGCAATTTCAAGGAGAGACGCATGATCGAAAGAGTAGAACTGAACGGATTTAAAGGCCTGACAAGGTCTTACAACCTTGACGGGCCGACACTCCTCCTGGGCCGCAACGGTGCCGGGAAGACCGCCTGCCAGGAGGCCTTGGTCTACGCCCTGACGGGCCGGGTCCCGGCAGGCAAGAGCAACGATGCCGCCGCACAGTGGTTCGGGCCCCGCGGCGGGTACGTCCGGGTCCACGATTCCGATGGCCGGTGGATCCAGCGGGGCATCAACCGGGACCACCGCAAAGGAACCGTGTCCGCCGTCCTGGCGACCTCGGACGACGTCGAGGGCCAGCCGGCCAACCTGGACGCCTGGCGCACCGCCGACTGCACCCTGGACGTCAGGGAGTTCCTGGCGCTGAGTCCGGACAAGCGCAGGGAGTACATCCTCCGCCTCGTCGGCGGCGGTACCTGGACGCCGGAGACCATGGAGACGCTCGAGCACGAGTACGCGGTGGCCCTCGGGGGCCCCGGGACGCCCGTCGGTGCCCTGACCGAGCCGGACGCCATGCCAGAGGCACTGCGGCCCCTGGCCGAGGCCTGGACGAGTCCCCGGGGAATCGGCGAATGGATCAACCTCCGGCTCCAGCGGGCCAAGGGAACGCTGTCCGAGACGATCGCCGACCTGGAGGCGCTGGCCAAGGACGAGATTTCGAGCCACCGGCGGGCCGCCGCGGAGGGGCGCGCCGCCGCCAAGGAGCTCGAGGCCGCCGCCCAGGGGGCCCGGGTGGCCGCCGGCGACGTTGACAGGTGCCGGGACGCACTCACGAAGACACGGCGCGCGGCCAAGAACCGGGAGACGTACCAGACCCGGCGGGACCAGGCCGCCGCGAGGGTGGCGGAAACCACCGCCGAGCTCACCCGGGCACGGGAGCACGTCCAGGAGCTCACCATTGCCGCCGAGCGGGCGTCGAAGGCCTGGGTGGCTGCCGAAGAGCCCAAGGCGCCCGGGGAGGGCGGGAATCCGTGGGCGGAGAAGATGGATGAGTCGCGCCGGGAGGTGAATCGTCTTGAGAAGATCGCCGCCGAGCGGGCCTCCAGGAACGGCGCGCTGGCCCAGGCAGAAGAACGGCTCGAACGGATCAAGGCCGAGAGGGCCCGTCTGGAGGCAGCCCCGATCGGCAAGGCATGGCGGATCGCCCAGGAGATCCCAGCTACGGTCCATCCGCGGATGCCAGAACTCCGGCAGATCATCGAAGAGATCAGCCGGGTGACATGGGACCAGATCCGGGACCGGGAGACGGCGCAGCAGAAGACGGAGACCCTGATCGGCGAACTCCAGGCGTCCCTTCGGGACTTCCCCGCCGACCTGGACGCGCAGGTCGCCGCCGCCCGGGTCGCGTTGGATGCCGCCGAAGGCGAGTTCACCAACGTCCAGCAGACCATCTTTGCCTCCCAGCATGGCTACCGGGAGGCCCTGCGTACCTACGAGGGTCTGCTGGCCACCTTCTCGCGCGCGCAGGCCGCCGAGGACGAGGCCCGGCAGACGCTGGCCGCACTGGACGCCGAACTCCAGCGGCAGGAGGCTGCACTGCGGGTCGCGGAAACAGAACTCAGCCACCACTTGAGCGCCGAGGAAACCACGGCCGCGCTGAAGGACGCCGATGCCGCCGCCGACGCGGCGGTGATGGCCAGCGGCAAGGTCCAGGCCTACGAGGACGCGATCCGCCGCGCCGAGGACGCCGAGTGTATGGAGGCCGCCTGGAAGCTCGCGCAGAAGGCGCTAAAGGTGGTCCGCGACGAGTACGTCGGCGGCTCCCTCCAGGAACTGCTGGCCGACATCGACGATGTCCTCACCCGTGCGGGCAGGCCGGAGCGCGCCTATCTGACCTTGGAGAACGAGCGCGGGCGGCCGATCTTCGACCTCGGCTGGCAGGCCGGCGAGAACCGCGTCTCCGTGGCGTCCCTCTCCGCCGGGGAGTCGGTGCTCTTCATGGCCGCGCTGGCCGTGGCGTTCCTGCGGAAGTCGGACCACCTGCGGATCCTGCTCCTGGAACTCGATCCCTTGGACTCGACGAACCTCCCGCGGCTGCTGTGGGCGCTGCCGCCGCTCGCGGACGAGCTCGACGCCATCGTGGCTGGTACCAGTGGGTACCTGGCGGACTCGGTGGAATTGGTCGACGGGTGGAGCGTGGTGAGGGTGTAAACATGCGTAGACCTGTACGTTGCTACAAGTGTAACAAGTGGATGGATGCGCATCCGCGAGAACCACAGGAGCCAGAAGACAATTACTGGCTAAGAAGCAAGTATTGCACCGATTGCCTTCCCGGTGCGGTGAAAGAATTTTGCCAGAAGTATGAGCTGAGAAGGCGCTGGCATGATGGACGAAAAAGGCGAAAGATCTACAAGGGGGGAAGGCGGGTGTTTTGAACGGCTGGAGCGTGGTGAGGGTGTAGGTGTCTCAAGGGTTTCTTAATACAAGGAGAGAGTCATGAGTAAGCCCAAGTGGACTTCCGATCCGTTCGCGGAACAGCAAATGAGGAAACTGAATGTCAAGTGGGAGATCAAAGAAGTAAGTATCGATGATATAGACTGGGACAAGAGCACAGCAAACATCGCCAGGATTGGCGTTGCCCTGGATCGCTCCTTTGTAGATGAGTTGCTGGTAGGTATTAGGCACGGAGACCGATTGCCGATGCCCGTCTTGTGCGCAGTGGGGAAAAAATACGTGACCTTTAGCGGGCATCATCGCCTGCCTGCGGCGAAGATGGCCGGGATCCGGGTCTTTGATGCCTATGTTTTCAAGACCACTGACGAGGCCGTGCTTGATAACTTGCACAAGATGCTAAATCCGCCAGTACGAGCGGTGCCCAAGTCAGACCGCCTGATTTTTGCCAGAGATGCTGTTAGAAAATCAGGCTTCACGATTGCCAAGGCAGCGGATCTGTACACGCTCGACAAAAAGAGTCTGAGCGACTACATCGCGGCCGAGAATACAAGGGAAAAGTTGGCGCAGTTGGGGGTGCCCGATTGTACGAAGATCCCGCGCACGTCTTTGGAGCATTTGTCGCGGATCAAAAATGCAAATGCGCTGCGAGCCGCAGGGAGGCTCGTCAACGAGGCCAAGTACACAGGGGAAGAAATTATCACCTTGGTGAGAGACATCCAGGCAGAAGACACGGAGGCTCGCCAGTTGGGTGTTATTGGGGAGGCGGAAAAATCCTGTGGTTTGGACGGTGCGGCAGTCGCGCCAAGCCCCGTATGTACAAAGCGACACATCAACCGCGGCTTGTCTACGCAAGTACTACGAGCAATTACGTCCTTAGAGAGACATAGCAATGTGCGCACGATCAATCAGTGGGGATTCACAGAAACAACGCAAAAAGCCCAAGTTGTCGCGAGAATCAAAAAGCTCTCCCGCAAATTACTGGACATCTGCAAGAGGAGTACAGAGCCAAGGGAGTAGGGTGCTTCTGCGACTACTGAGCGATTGTGCCACACACACGATAGATGAGATGGTCGCTTATGTGTACGCACATGTGGAACCTGCCATACTTGATAGAAGAAGGATTGCCGAGAATGAGAAACACGCCAGACACACGCGAAGAGAATTGGGAACAAAACGGGAATACAGGCCTATTGAGCTGCGCACGGAAGAGAGGTTGATGCGGGCAGCCAGGTCGCTGGTCTCGGACTTTATATGCGAGAATAAATACAGAAAACACTTACGGGTTATTCGTAACGGCATGGGGATATTACAGGAAGTGCAATTGCTCGCGTTGCGTTCGTAAGGATGGGAAGGTGATTTAAAATGACAGAGACTGCCGAGATATCGATCAGCAAGATCAGGATCGACGAGCACTTTGCAAATCGGCTCGGGGAGCCTTCGGAGAAGGAAACGGCGCGACTGACAGACGACATCAACATGAACGGTATCCTGATGCCGCTGCGGTGAGTGGAAGCCCCAAGGCCTCTTTGAGACCACCCGCCAGGGAGCCGTCTCGAGCGAGTGCAAACGGTGCCTGAAGGTGACCAGGAAGAGGAAGAGGAAGAGGACGGAAACCCCATGAGGTGGATTGGTGGCTGGTGAACCCCGTTTAGGCTGCATGCCCTTTTGGGTGGATGACTGGCTCCAGGACGAGCAAGTCCAGCGGATGCCACCCGCCATCAGGGACACCTACTTCTGGCTAATCTGCGTCAACTGGAGGTCTGGGAGTCTCCCCAGTAACCCGCGAGTTCAGGCCGAGTTGCTCCCCAGTTCCAGTCGAGTTAGCCGCGAGTTCCGATCGAGTTACGAACGAGTATGGAACGAGTACCTATCAACCCACTTCGTGCCGTGCGGTGACGGAAGGGTTACCAATAAACGGCTGCAAGTCGAGCAGGAAAAGGTGCTTGCGTTCAAAAGACGCAAGGCGGAAGCAGGCAGAAAAGGCGGCCTAAAGACTCAAGCAGGGCTTAAGCATCCTACTCCTACTCCTACTCCTACTCCTACTCATCCTGCTCCTATCGGAGCAGGGGGAGAAGAGCCCCGCCCCGCGTTGGGTGATTTCGAAGACGTAACGGATTTCCTTTTCGGGTTCCTCTGCCCACCCGCGAGAGACTACGAAAAAGACTTGGAGGCCTTGCGCAAGATCGTTCACGAGCCTGGAGACTTGGACGCCTGGAAGAAGACGCTCGCCTGGTACGTGAAGCACGGAGGGCCCAAGGACCCGGTTTCTTTTGTCCGGTCCCGGTTCCTGTCCTACCGGCACCCGAAGGATTGCCTGAAGGAGTGGGACACGATCAACGGCGGTGACGACGGCTGCGGTGGCTGGCTGAACATTGTGAAGGGAGAGACTCATGAACAACTGGGCTGAAATCGACAAGGCGAGGTTCCTTCACGCATTCGCTGAGGCATGGCCGGAGAGTTCCCTTGCGCGCGCTCGAGACGCAAACTCGGAACTCCGGCGTGTGTGGCTGTACGAACTCGAACGGTATCCGTGCGATGTAGCCCTTGAGGCCTTGGGGGAGATCGTATCCACTCAGGAGTACCACAAGGCTCCGACGCCGGTACAGGTGAAAGCGCGGGTTGCGGACATCATGCGGGCCCTGCTGGCCATGAAGGCGCGGGAAGCGAAGGCCATGGCGATCAAGGACGGTGTTTCACCTGAAGAGTTCGCGGCAGACGAGGCTTACTGGGAGCCGCGGGTGAACAGCCGGGATCCCAAGAAGGCCGCATGGTGGCGCCGGCAGCGCGATCGTCTCTCGCATGGGCTCTTCCCGGAAGTGTTGGGCAGAGTGCCGGGAGCGGAAGGATGAGGCAAGTCCAACTCACCGCAGCCGAGTTCCGCGCGCGCCGCTGCGGTGCCAAACCGCCGGGTGGCAAGTACCACGTTGCGGACAAGGCGGACAGGACGATCCACGGAATCACCTTCGACTCCAAGCGCGAAATGGAACGCTACCTGGAGCTCCGGCAACTGCAGGCGGACGGCACGGTGAAACTCTTCCTGCGGCAGCCGCGGTTCGACTTGCCGGGGAAGACGAAGTATTTCGCCGATTTCCTGGTGATCTACGCCAACGGAACATACCGGGTGGAGGACGTGAAAGGCATGAGGACGCAAATTTACAAGCTGAAGAAGCGTCAAGTCGAGGAGTTGTACCCGAACGTGAAGATCGAGGAGGTGTGACATGAACCTGCGTTTCTTTCCCGAGGAGTGGTGGCCGGTTTACGTGCCGGACTTCGAGGGTGACTGCGAGGCGGAGTTCACCGAGGAGGAAGGCCAGCGGTGCTACGAAGTGCTGATCGCGTTTCTGCGCATGCAGAAGCTGATCTGCGAGAAGTTCGGCGTGCCTATGAACTCTCAACTCGAGGCGACCCTGGAGGAACTGGACGATCTCGAGGACGTGATCAAGTTCCATGTGAAGGACGTTCCGCCGGAAGGGTGGGAGTGAAATAAAACCAAAGCGAGTGGTGGAGATATGAAGGCGAAAATAGTGAAGGAAGCCGACTACGATAAGTTTCTCGAATCCAAACGTATTCGAGTGGACAACGTGGGCTTCGACGTGCCGGAGAACAAGATCAATTCCATGCTCTTTCCGTTCCAGGTTGCGATAACTCGCTGGGCACTGCGGCGTGGCCGTGCGGCGATCTTCGCGGACTGCGGACTCGGGAAGACTCCGATCCAACTGGAATGGGCGAAGCACGTCGCGGCGAAAACACACAAGCCGGTCTTGATCTTCGCGCCGCTGGCTGTCTCGCAGCAAACGCAACGCGAGGGAGTGAAGTTCGAGATCCACGTAACGATCTGTGCGGGCGACGCCGACGTGAAGCCGGGGATCAACATTACCAATTACGAGAAGCTCCACCATTTCACGCCGGAGCAATTCGGCGGGATCGTTCTCGACGAGTCGAGCATTCTGAAATCTTACGATGGCAAGACCCGCAAGCTTCTCCAGCAATTCTGCGAGGGAATCTTCTACCGCCTGGCGGCCACGGCGACCCCGGCTCCCAACGACTTGACGGAGCTTTGCAACCACGCCGAGTTTCTCTCTGTCATGCAGGAGAAGGAGGTCAAGGCGCTGTTCTTCACGCAAGACGGAAACACCGCGTCGATATGGCGGCTCAAGGGACACGCAACGCAAGCCTTCTGGAAGTGGATGGCCTCGTGGGCCGTGGCGTGCCGAATGCCAGCGGACCTCGGCTTCGAGAACAACGGCTTTGTCCTTCCGGAGTTGTCGATCAAGCAGGTGGAGGTCCAGCCTACCGGGGAACCTATCGACACGATCTTCCACCTCGAGGCGCACACGATGGACGAGCGCAGGGCGGCACGGAGAGAGAGTATTGTTGATCGGGTGCAGGCGGCAGCCGATTTGGTGAATGGCAATAAAGATCGCTGGCTTGTCTGGTGCGACTTGAACAAGGAAAGTGAAGCGCTACACCGCGCAATTCCCGGAAGCGTCGAGATCAAGGGGAGCGACACGCTTGAGCACAAAGAAGCCGGAATGATCGGCTTCACCAACGGAGACGTCCGCGTTCTTGTCACAAAACCAAGTATCGCAGGCCACGGGATGAACTGGCAACACTGCGCGAATATCGTTTTCGTTGGGCTCTCGGATTCTTACGAGCAATTCTACCAGGCCGTCCGGAGGTGCTGGAGGTTCGGCCAGAAGCGGCCGGTGACGGCTTACGTAATTACGGCGTCCACGGAGGGCGCGGTGGTAATGAACATTCAAAGGAAGGAAAGGCTGGCGCAGAACATGTTTGATTCTATCGTGCGGGAAATGGCAAAGGAGATCGACCTGACGGCGGTGGCGCAGCGGGAGGAAATGGTCTACCGCGAGGACGTGGCCACTGGCGAGGACTGGACGATGTATCTCGGGGATTGCGTCCATGCCGTGGACAAGATCCAGGACAACTCTATCGGCCTTTGCGTTTTCTCTCCTCCGTTTCCCGGCATGTACACTTACACGAACTCGCCTATCGACATGGGCAATACTCGCGGGATCGACGAAATGCTGGAGCATTTCAAGTTCCTGATTGCGCGAGACAAGCTCCTCCGTGTGCTCATGCCGGGTCGCTCGTGCTGCATTCACTTGACGCAGGCAATCGCCAAGAAAGGGCAGGATGGGTACATTGGTCTCAAGGACTTTCGCGGTAAGGTCATCTCGGTCATGGAAGGTTGCGGGTGGGTGTACTACGGGGAAGTCTGTATCGACAAAGATCCGCAGGTGAAGGCGATTCGCACGAAGGACCAGGGACTTCTCTTCAAGAGCTTGTCGAAGGACTCGTCGAAAATGCACATGGCGTTGGCAGATTACATTCTCCAGTTTCGCAAGCCTGGAGATAACCCGGCTCCGATTCCGGCCGGGATCTCGACGCGCTACAAGAATACCGAAGGATGGATCACTGACGAGGAGTGGATCGAGTGGGCGGCTCCGGTTTGGTATCGCCACAAGGAAGGGCTCCACGGCGGGATCAGGGAGACGGACGTTCTCAACGTGTCGGCGGCTCGGGAGGACCAGGACGAGCGGCATCTTTGTCCGCTACAGCTTGGCGTGATCGAGCGGTGCGTCAAGTTGTGGAGTGCTCCCGGCGAGACGGTGCTTTCGCCTTTTGCGGGAGTCGGGAGCGAGGGTTTTGTAGCGCTGAAACTCAATCGCAAGTTCATTGGCGTGGAGCTAAAGGAAAGTTACTGGCGGCAGGCGTGCAAGAATCTGAAGCGTGCGGAGCAGGACAAGGTTTCGTTTTTGTCCATGTTTGGTGCGCAGGAAGTGTAAGGCGGCGACGCCGGAAGGACGGTAACAACATGAACCCACAGATTCTAACCAATCCAGTTTTCGGTGAGGATTTCGGATCCGGCTACGTCTTCTTCTCTTACGTCTCCGGCGACCCGATCAGTGCTGGTATCGCGCTGTTCCAGTCGCTTGAGGACGTGCCGTACTCGCGGGTGAGTCACTGCGGGATTATCACGGAGAACGGTGGTTGTATCGAGGCGACCGCGCCGGTGGTTTGCGAGAGCGACTTCGCCGGGAAGTATCTCAAGGACCCTCACACGGTTGTCCTCCTCCGCAAGCCGCTGCACTGGAGCGAGGAAGGAACCACAAGGGCGTTGCGCGAGGTGCGGCGCTTCATTGGCCGGCCTTACGCCTACGCTGGCGTCGGCGGCTCGGCGCTCTACCTGCTACTGACTGCCGGGTGGAGGTGTTGCAGCTTCCTGAGGCGCTGGCAGAATCCGCTGAATCCCAAGAGCCAGATGTTCTGTAGCGAGCTGGTGGTCCACGGGATGCGGAACTTCGAGGGGAAGACTGGGTGTCTCAAGTACGACGCGAGCAACGTGACGCCGGCGGATCTCTTCTGTGACCGGAAGATCTGGAAGCCGTGGA